ATTTGGGAAGAACTGGTTCTACCGCGAGTGTATGGAAGCTAAGGAGCACATGGCGTGGGCGCTTAAGAATGGTAGAACTCCTGAGAGAATTTTCTTAACGGCCCCCACTACTGATAATCCATTTGTGGATCCTTCCATAGTCGAGGAGGCAAGGCGCACCCTGCCCGATAGGCTATTCAGGCAATACTTCCTTGCCGAATTTTTGGACGATGGGTCTGTGTTCATTGGGTTCAGGGAGTGTATACAAGGACCGCGCCTGGATGTTTATGGAGCTACCCAGTTTTGGGTGATACCAAATAGTGGTACACTTGAAGTGTTCTTGGGAGTAGATTGGGCGAAGAAAGAAGACTACACTGTAATAACGGCAATGACTATGGAGAATGGTAAGCCAAAATTGGTAGGCTTTTTACGTTTTACTGGGGTAGGATATATAGAGGCCCTGAAAGAATTATATAAGTTTATTAAAAGGTTTAAAAAGGTTATCAATATAAAGCACGATAGAACAGGAGTGGGCGAGGCTATTGATGATATGATGGCGCAGCTTGATGTGCCATTCGAGGGGGTAATCTTTACAAATGCGTCAAAGGCGGCGATGGTTAATCAGCTAATGCTGGCATTTGAAACGAAGGCCATAGAATTACCTGATTGGCCCGAGATGCGTGGTGAGCTAGAAAGCTACACCGTGATTACCAACGAGCTGGGAAACGCACGCTACTCTGCACCAGTTGGGATGCACGATGATATTGTATCAAGCTTGATGCTCTGCAATAGCGCAGCTCAAGAATATTCGAGTGAGTTTAGGTTACATTTTCTGGAAGACCTTCCGAGTAACAAAATGTCTGTTGAGAAGTGGTACGCAGACTTAGCCAACAACGAGGACTAGAGTGGGTAATAAACAAACTATTACAAGAAACATTGACCCTCAGTTCGTGCGAGAGCTGGGTAACCATATAGAGAAATCTTGGGATATGACAGCAGAATCGGGGGGAGTTTCTAATGAGCTTTGGTCCAGTGAGACTAAGGCTTTTCTTGACAACAGCACGCTGAAGTCTTTGTTCTTTAGCGAGGACTGGGTGTTTATAATCATTGACCTTATTGCGGCAAAGATTAGTTCTCAACCTTTGCGAGTTATGACCAAGGTGGTTGAAGGATCGAGTGAGTCTGTGCAACCCGTTCCAGATCACCCACTCAATGCGCTCCTTGAGCAGCCGAACGAATGGCAGGACTATTCACAGTGGATGTATAACACGGCTACAGAATTGTTTTTAATGGGCAATGCTGTTATATGGCACGCGCCGCAAAGCGGGCAGATGATAACCCTTCCAACTGAAACAATCTCCCTTGAGTTCGATTCTAAAGGTGTGGTCAACGGTTACAGCATGATGACCTACGCTGAAGAGATGGGGTTGCGGGAACTGGTATCGAGGCAATCATTTAATCCAAAAACTATATGCCATGTCCGAAGACCGAACCCCTCCAGCTTACTGTGGGGGCTCAGTCCGTTCATACCTGGTAGAAAGAGTGTGCTATTTAACAGGTACTCAACTGATTACCTTAATGCCTTTTATCTAAAGCAAGCTACCCCAGGTCTTGCTCTAAGCCTCGATAGGACGGTCAACGAGGATGTGGCCCTTCGCCAGCTACGAAGCTTCGAGGTAGCCTACCAGGGAAGGAAGAACCAAAGGCGAACGCTCATACTTCCTAAAGGTGTCACAGCTACAACACTTACACACAGCCTCAGCGACCAGAAGCTACTCGAGCATATCCAGTCGAACCGCGAGACCATTTGCGGTTTGCTTAAAGTTCCTAAGCACGAGCTTAGTGTTCAGACAGCGGGATCTCTGGGTAGCGAAGAGTACAAGATAGCCATAAGAAACTTCTGGGAGTCCACGCTAAAACCAGGCATGGGCTTCATAGCAGGATCGTTAACCAAGTTCTTTCAAAAGGAGCTGGGTGAAGATGCTTTCTTAATGTTCGACTTATCCGGTGTTGCTGCGCTAAGTGATGACCTTTTGAAGATGGCTTCGACTGCCAAGGAGATGCTCCAGGCTGGGTTATCTGTGAACGAAGTTCGCCAAAAGGTTTGGAACCAGAAACCCTCTGAAGTAGCGGGATCATATGACCCCTATGTGCTAGTGAAACCAACCACGGCACCTTTAACCTTTAGCGCACCCCTAGCCGCTAATCCTTTTCCAGCAAGTGAAACTCAGAGCATAGCCCCTTCGAGTACGAAGATAACTATCACTCCAGCCGTGGAGGAGTTTAGAGCAAACTTTGTTAAGCAGCTTGATGAAGATCAGGATAAGACCATATCGGATATGATTAAAGGCGCAGTCGATACCCTTGTTGGGATGACTGAAGAAGCTGTTAATGTGATTCGTGACTCTGATAAATCCATTCTCGATATGTGTGCTAAAGCTTTGCCTCCTAAGAGATTGCTCGAGCGCAGCATTAGAAGCGCGCTGGCATCTAAGTTCGAGGAAGTGTGGCAGGGCTTGATAGCAAGAACTCTGCGTAAGACTGTTGACGTTGGGTATGGTCAAATGCTTCAAGCGGTGTTTAACGATAAGGATAGGGAGTCAATCGAGGCTCTAAAAGCTAGGGATGAGAAGAAGCGAAGGATTATCTTAGAGGCAAGAGGGCTTGAATCTTTTGATCAAATAAGTAAATCTCATACAGAGAGAATCATGAAGCAAGTAACGGATGGACTCGTAGCGGGCGATTCCATAACGGGCATTATTAGAAGAGTGGCGAGCGCGCTTGGAACCCCTAAAGATTTAAGGGGAAGAGCAGAAACGATAGCTAGGACCGAGACTCTTACAGCTATTTCCATAGGGCAGGCTGCTGCTGTAGAGAACGCGAGGGAAGTTATACCAGGGCTCAAGAAAGCTTGGCTAACCGCTGGAGATAATCGTGTTAGAGATAGTCACGATGGCCTACATGGTGACGTGGTAAATGCTGATGAAAAGTTTGATAATGGTCTTAGGCACCCAAGAGATATTGAATCAACAGATCCAGCCGAGGTAATAAATTGCAGATGCACTTTAATTTTAATACCTCCTGGCGAAAAATTGGAGATCCCTAAATGAAAGTTAATTTAAATCTTAAGAAGCGGGCATGTACCGAGACATTTTCTATAAAGCAACTATCGACAGGTGTCTTTATAGAGGGGTTTGCAAACAAGGCAACAGTAGATAGGGGCGATGAGATCATTGCCCACGATGCTTGGGAGCTTGATAACTTTAAGCGTAACCCCATAATACTCTTTAACCACGGTATGGATACGTTAGGGGGAACCCCCGTGGGTAAAGCCACTGAAGTCGTTCCTACTGAGGACGGTCTTTACCTAAAGGTAAAGATGTCTCAGAGTCAATCACCTGGGATTAAGATGGTGAGGGAACTTGTTGAGGAGCGAATACTAAAAGCGTTTTCCGTGGGCTTTAATCCTAAAGAGACAGACACGATTGATATGGATGGTAAGTCGGTTCGCAAGATAAGCAAAGCCGAGTTGTTTGAAGTATCTATCGTTGGTGTTCCAATGAACCAAGATTCTCTTTTTGAGATTACCGAGAAATCTTTAACAACCAAATCTTTGCATGAGCTGAAGGGAGAAATCTTGAAGAACAAAGGCGCGGACGCAGCCCTAGCCATAGAGGAGCAATTAGGGAAGAGCAAGTCGAGGAAAGCGGCGATCAGCAGGGTTGCCAAGCTTAAGGGGATCGAGATTGAGAAGCTCTTGGATATGTTAGCTGGTGATATAGAAATTCCAGCCGATGTTGCTGAGTGCTTTAGCATCGTGGTTAAAGCCGTGGATCTTAAACTGACTCTCGAAGAAGCTCTGTCTGCTCTGGAAGCTGGTAAGAGCGAGGAAGAAATTGTGCTTGCTCTTCGGGAAAAACTTAAAGCCGAGGAAGAAAATGAAGAAGAGGAAACCAGTGCAGAAGGATCAGAAGAAGGCGGAGAAGGGGAGGAAGAAGAGGGAGGAAAAGAGGAAGGAGCTGAAGGAAGCGGAGAAGCTTCAGGAGAGGAAGATGAAAGTTCTGAGGACACTGCGGAAGACGCTAAAGTAAAAGCAGACTTCCAAGACTGTGTGAACGACAAAGTTCCGAAGCTGGTTGCCGAGGGCATGGAGCAAGACCAGGCGGTAGCTGTGGCGATAGCCAAGTGTCAAGAAGAGGGCAAGTGCCAGCTCACACCAGCATCGAAGCAGGCTGTATATGCAAATATTTTCGGTGCGTTAGGTGAATCCGGTTATACCCCAACTACTTTTGCGGCTGGTGATTTGGTGTTTGTTAAAGAGGTATCTGCTGAAGCCCAAGCAGAGCAACCACCTTCGACCCCGATAAAAACAGAGGACTCGCAGGAGAATTTTGGTAGCCCTCATTTAGAAGCAGCGAAGCAGACTAACATACTTTTGGGAGCACTAATAAACGAGTTTCAGAAAATCAACAACAATTTGACTGGTCTAATTAGTCAGAATGCCTTAAGCTCGAATAATAACACTTCTTCACGGGAAGAGGGGTCTGAGTCTGAGACTGCTAATGAGACGGAAAATGAGAAGTACGTTGTAGCAAAACTAGACTCATTAAAGGCTCGATTAACAACGCTAGGTTATTAAAAACTAACACATGGAGACTTCTTAAAATGGACCCTAAAGAAATCAAAGCTCTTGAAGATAGAGTAACGAAGGCTGAAGAAGCTGCTAGAAAAACAGAAGAAGAAAAAGCAGCCCTTATTGCCGCAGGCAATAGAGGCGGATCATACGCAGGCAATAGCGATGAGCAAAAATCCTTGCGTTATTTTGGTGCCAAGGATGTTAAAGACCTTCTCGAAGTTAACACGGGCGCACCCAAGTTTAAGCATGTGCCAGATGAGCTTAAGCAGCTTGTTAAACAGCTTAAGGAAGATTTTGACATCTCCCGTATGCAGCAGCAGATATTCCAAGGGGAGCCGAGGGATCAAGGCGACACCCTGGCTCACGTTAAGGGAGTTCTGGACGGTAGCTACTTCGCAAAGAACGTGCTGGCACCGAAGCTGAAGGCTTTCGGAACGGGCGTAGTAGGCGGTGG